TGCAGGATCTAATGGAATAGCAGGAATTGCTGGTGCTGCTGGAACTGGAGCAAACCCAGGACAAGCTGGTGGCATCGGCGGCGCAGGTGCAAAAGGCGCGAATGGAAATGCAGGTGCTGCTGGAACTGGCGCGACTTCTGGTGGTATTGGTGGCATTGGTCAACCAGGAAATTCTGGCAATGTTGGTGCAGCAGGTATTGCTGGAAATAAAGGTGCTGATGGTGCCGAAGGTACTGGTGCTGGTATAGGTGGCGCAGGACAACCAGGATTAATATCTTCTCCAAATGTTTCTACATTTACAATGCAAAAAACAAAGTCTGTAGGTGCAACATCTACAGTAACTATCGGAACAGGTTCTTCATCAGGACAAATTACAATATCTTGGCCAAATCAGTAAAATAAATATATTATTATTTGTGGAGTTATTATGTTTTTTGATAAGTTGAAATCTGCCATTAAGACGCCAGAAATTGAATTTTTGTGTAGAGAAGAAGATTTTGGAATTATTCCGAAACCTTATCCCTCAAGAAAACTGATGCCTGATTGGTATAAGGCACTCCCTCAGTTTAAAGAAAATCAGCAAAGTCATGATAATCCAACATTAAAACGATGTCCGCCATTTCTTGATGCCATGTGTATCGGATGGATTATTCCTCTATGCGCTGATGTTGAAATTAAAACTAATGATGATGCAAGTCATATAGAATATTCTTGGCAATTTTATAAGACAATGATTGAAAATCATAAAAAATGGCAAATAACAACTGACGAAACACCTAATCCTAAAGAAAATTTACCACCAATTAAATGGATGAATTACTGGGCTATTAAAGTGCCAAAAGGATATTCTGTGCTGTTTGTTCCTCCATTAAATCGACCAGAACAAAGATTTACTTGCTTATCAGGAATGGTGGATTGTGATGGATATTTTGAATATGTTAATTTTCCATTTTTCTTTAATATTCCAAATTTTACAGGTATAATTGAGGCTGGAACTCCATTAATGCAAGCAATTCCAATTCGCAGGGATGCATTAATCAAAAAAGGTATTGTGAATAAATTTAGCAATAAAGACAAAGAAGAGTCTGAAAAAGTTAGAAAAAAATACAAAGTTTCTAATAGCATTTATCGAAATCATATTTGGGAGCGAAAATAATGTCAGCGTATCAATTTGCTCCATGTCCAGATTTATCTACAAAAGAAGAAATTTTTGCCACTTGGGAAAATGGATTTTCTGAAGACAATATTAAAAACATTATTCAAATCGGAGAAAAATATTATAAACAAGAAGCATCTGTTGGTGGACAAAAAGAAAATGAAGACATTTCGCGAATTAGAAAATCAGAGGTTTCTTGGATTGATTTAAATAATGAAACTACGTGGATTTATGATAAACTTGCATACATTGTGAGGCAACTTAATGGTCAGTTTTTTGATTTCGATTTATATGGATTTGTAGAGCATTTTCAGTATACTGTCTATAGACCAGATGGTGATCACTACACATGGCATATGGATAAAGGCTCTATGGGAGGTTCCTCGCCAAGAAAATTATCTATTGTGCTTCAATTATCAGACCCCTCAGAATATGATGGTGGCGATTTAGAATTATTTACTCAATCAGAACCAATTGTAATGAGAAAACAAAGAGGATTAATTTGCGCTTTTCCATCCTGGATTATGCACAGAGTAACTCCAGTGACTCGTGGAACGCGAAGAACACTTGTTGTTTGGGTGGCTGGACCAAAATTTAGATAATACACTGCAATTTATAAATACAATATAAATTGAGAGGTATTCAATGGCACTTCCTGCATCTCGCGAACAATTTAAAGATTATTGTCTTCGCAAACTCGGATTTCCAGTGATTGATATTAATATTGATGACGATCAAATTGAAGATCGTATCGATGACGCTCTTATCAAGTTTAGAGAGTTTCACTTTGATGGCACTGAGGAAGTCTATCTTGCAGTTCAAGTTACAGCTGCAGATCAGGCTAATGGTTATGTAACTCTTTCAGATTCTATTATCGGCGTAGACCGTGTTCTTCCTATTACTGGTAGTAGCATAAGTTCGCAAGGAACAAACGGATTTAATATTTTTGATATTAATTATCAAATTCGTTTAAACGATTTTTATAATCTTCTTTCTTCGTCTTACACATATTATGTGATTGCAAGAGAACATCTTGCAATGCTTGACATGATCGTAACTGGCGAAATCCCATTTACCTTTAATAGAAGAACAAACAGAGTATATTTACAAATGGATTGGGAAGGTCGTTTGAACGCAAATGATTACATTGTTTTTCAAACAAGAAAGGTTGTATCAGCTCAAGATTATAATGGAATATGGAATGATCCTTGGTTTAAAAAATATGCAGCTTGCTTAATTAAATTACAATGGGGCACAAATTTAACAAAATATACAAACTACACACTCCCAGGTGGTCTTGTTGTAAATGGTGAAAAAATTTATAATGATGCTCTTCTCGAAAAAGAAAAACTTGAAGAAGATCTTCGAGATACTTATGAATTGCCACCATCTATGCAAGTTGGATAAAAATGGCAACTTCAGTTTATTTTAACAATCAAGGCGCAACTCGCGAACAATTTCTTATTGAAGATTTAATCATAGAATCAATACAAAATCATGGAATTGATATTTACTATCTTCCTCGCGAATCGCAATCAACCATTGATGAGTTGTTCGGTGATGATCCTGTAAAGTCATTTACCAAAGCCTATAAGATTGACATGTATCTCGAGACGTTCAGTGATTACGAAGGTAATCAAGAATTTTTTAGTAAGTTCGGTCTTGAAATTCAAAAAGAAGCACGTATTGCTGTTGCTCGCCGAACATTCGAAAAAAACATTTCAAGAACAATTCGAAATACGCCAAAAGAAGGCGATCTAATTTATATGCCTGTTCAAAAGAAAATTTTTGAAATTAAAAAAGTAGAAGAAGAAAAAAACTTTTTCCAAGCAGGTAAAATTGCACCATATATGTATGGATTGTATATTGAGAACTTTAGATATAATGGTGAACTTTTCAGAACTGGCGTATTTGATATTGATAATATCAACGATAATCGCGCATTTGGAATTAAATTTACAATGAACGCTGGTGGAACAGGAACATTCCAAGATCAAGAAATCGTATTTACAGGATCAACATTATCAACAGCAACTGCAAAAGGATATATTTCAAATTGGGATAAACCAAATCGTCAGTTGACAATTAGAAACATCAAAGGTACATTTGGCGACGGTGCGCTCATCAAAGGATACGCGAGTAATGCGCAATGGACAGTCACCTCGAGCGATTCTATGGAAGATGCTAACGATGAGTTTGATGATAACGTAAGAATTGAAACAGAGGCTGATAATATTCTCGATTGGTCAGAAACAAATCCATTCGGCAGCGCTAACGAGACCTAATTATGTTATCAGGCACACACTTTTATCATCGCATTACAAGAAAAATGGTTGTTGGATTTGGTTCTCTATTCAACAATTTAAGACTTGTTCGTTACGCAAAAAATTCTACAACAGAAATAGAAAGAATTACTGTTCCTTTGTCTTATATGTCAAAAGAAAAATTCTATCAGCGTCTAACGCAAGATCCAGGTCTTGATAAAGAAATTCAGATTACACTACCAAGAATGACGTTTGAAATGACATCTATTGGTTATGATCCTATTCGTAAGATGAGTTCATTCAATACATTGTTCGCAAAACCAAATGCAGCTGGTCAAGATCTTCGAACTGTTTCTTATGCGCCATATAATTTTGATTTTACATTGAATATTTTTGTGCGTAATACTGAAGACGGTACACAAATTATCGAACAAATTCTTCCTTATTTTACGCCAGATTATACACTTACTGTTGATCTTCTTGGCGAAAGCACTAATTTACCAGTAGATATTCCTATTGTGTTGAATACTGTTAATTTTGATCCGTCAGAAGAAACAGGCACGGGAATGACTCTTCGTACTTTAAATTGGACATTAACATTTACCATGAAGGGATACTTGTATGGTAAAGTGAATACGGACTCTAAGATTATTACAACGTCAACTGCTAATGTGTTTAATGATCAAGTTTCAACAGTAAATAATTATGATATCACGCTTGGTTCTGGTAGTGGTGAATACAAACTTGGCGAACTTGTTTATCAGGGCAGAAGTTCCACTGACTCTAATGCATCTGCATTTGTAGAATCATGGGATAGTACTGCGAATGTATTGATGGTCACTGACAAAACAGGAACAATTCAAGTCGGCAAATTTATTACTGGCGCAGTTACTAATGCATCATATAATGTTGCATCCATTACACCAAACTCTGCTACACAATTGTCGCAAATTACAGTCACACCTTCACCAAATACTGCCAATGTTCAAACAGCATTTGGATTTGATACTTCTATCGAGGAATTTCCTAATATAACATGAGTGATGTAGACAAAAATCTCGCTGAGATTTTGAACACTGATTATGTGCCTGCGATAAAAGAAGACAAGCCAATAACAGTGCATCAAGATAATACAGAAAACCCTGACGCGAATTATTCTCGCGCGAATTACTACAATCTAATTGAGAAAGGTAATGAGGCACTCGATGGTATTCTCGAGGTGGCAAAAGAAAGCCAACATCCAAGAGCGTATGAAGTAGCAGCAAATATGATCAAAAATCTCTCTGATGTCACAGAGAAATTAATGATTCTACAAAAACAGCAAAAAGAATTAAGTGGTCCAGAGCAACCAACGCAACAAAATATTACAGTAGATAAGGCTGTATTTGTTGGTTCTACTGCTGAATTATTGAAACAACTAAAGAATGAATCTGCCAACTAAACTCAAGCATTATCTTGGGAATCCAAAATTAAAGCGCATTAACATGCAAATGCAACTTACGGAAGAACAAGTCCGTGAGTTTGTAAAATGTTCACAAGATCCAATCTATTTTATCGAAAACTATGTTAAGATTATTACTCTCGACAAAGGTTTTGTTCAGATTAGTTTATATCCATTCCAACGTCAAGCAGTAAAAGATATAAATGAAAATCGCCGTGTAATTGTAAAAGCTGGTCGTCAGGTCGGCAAGACCACCATGGTTGTTGGTTATATTCTTTGGTACATATTATTCAACGAAGATAAATTTGTTGCGATTCTTGCTAATAAGGCACCAACCGCACGCGAAATTCTAAATCGTATTAAAATTGCATACGAGTCACTACCTTTGTGGTTACAACAAGGCGTGCGTACATGGAATAAAGGTGATATTGAACTTGAAAATAACTGTCGCGTAATGGCAACTTCAACAGCATCGAGTGCGATTCGTGGTTACTCCATCTCGCTACTGTATCTCGACGAGTTTGCCTTCGTCCCAAGTAATATTGCTGATGAATTCTTCACTTCTGTTTATCCAACCATTTCTTCTGGTGAGACATCTAAGATTTTGATCTCGTCAACACCTAATGGCATGAATCACTACTATAGAATGTGGACTGAAGCCGTTGAGAATCAAAATGGGTTTAAACATATTGAGGCTAACTGGCGTCAAGTTCCAGGTCGCGATCAAAAATGG